CGGCGGATTCCTGGGCCGTGTCCGCATGGTCGCACGCGGACACGGCCCAGGAATCCGCCGACCGCGCCAACTTCGCGCTGTCGGACGTGGAGAACGTTCTCGGCACGCTCAACTGGATAGCCGAGCACGGCGAGTACGTGCTGACCAGCGACCAGACGGTCGTCGAGAACAAGGCTTACTACACCCGCAGCGGCAGCGGGACGGCGCAGGACCCGTACGTGTACACCGTCGTCCTGGACCCGCAGGAATCCGCTCTGTCGACCTATTACGAGCTGTCCATCGACGAGAGCGTGCAGAACTACATCGCGAGCCACCTGTGGATGGACAACTACGGGTTGAACCTCAGCGTCGACAGCGCGAACGGCTACCGGATCCACCAGGGCACGGTCGACGGCTCGAAGCCAGCAGGCACCTACGTGATAAGCCCATCCGGTTACGTCGTCGCGAGCTTTGGGGCGAGCGGTTTCCAGGTCGGAATCACAGATGAGTCTCACATGGTCGGCGATTACCACAGCTTCAAGATCGTCGACAAAGAGGGCGATGTGTTCTTCCATGTCAGCGACTTGAGAGATTCAGACGGCAACTTCACCGAGACATTCGAATGCGACGGCACCACGACTCAATACAAATTAAAAGTCGTTCCTAAGACAATAGTATCAGTTAAAGTTGACGGCTCTGATGTTTCCTATACTCCACCTGGAACAGCGAGTGCAACTATTACATTAGACACCGCTCCTGCAGATGGCTCAGTACTAGAGGTCGTTTACGAGCCATATGATAACGCAGAGCTTAAAGCGTTGACATATGGGTCACGCGCCGTTGGCAGCGATATCGGCTGCCTGAGTTATGCGGAGGGCCAAGAAGTTATAGCACGCGGAAGGGTGTCGCATGCTGAAGGATACAAAAACGAGGCGGCATCTTTAGGCGCACATGCCGAAGGGCAGAATACAAAAGCCTATTCTCCAGCTTCTCATTCTGAAGGCGTCGCAACAATAGCCGGGTCTACCGACTATACATATTACGGGCCACACGCGGAGGGCCTCCACACATCTGCTCAGGGGGATGGCTCGCATGCAGAGGGTTATTATTCGGAAGCTCTTCTAAATGGGTGCCACGCCGAAGGTGGCCATACCACCGCTGTTGGCTACTATGCACATTCAGAAGGCGTGCGTACTACTGCCGACGGTTATGCCTCTCATGCCGAAGGCTGCCAAACTAATGCTGTAAAAGATTATTCTCACACTCAGAATCTCGGGACTATAGCTAGCATGTGGTCGCAGACCGCGCTCGGCCAGTACAACGTGGCCGACACGGCTCCGTCCAGCGACATCCGCACCGGCTTCAGCAGAACGAAGTACGGCAACTACGCGGTAGTGATCGGGAACGGCACCGCAGACGATGCCAGGAGCAACGCCCTCACGGTCGACTGGAACGGCTCGGTCGACATGGGCGGCACCCTCAAGGTCAACGGCACGACAGCGTATCTCCTGTTCAAGACCACGGCGATATCGAACTTCTCGCCGCCGACAGGCATCAGCGAGTGCATGGTCCTGGACACGTCGGACAACGGGCTCTACTGGTACACGAGTTAGGAGGTCTGGCATGACCGAGATTATGGCGAACGTGCTGCGGGGACGGGACGAGCATCATCGGCTGGATAAACCTCGACGGGAAGGGCAGCGCACCAGTGTCGTAGCAGCAGCCCTCGCGGGGGGGGGTGTAGCTAATCATGGCATACACCCGATTGAACCCCGATATAAAGCCGACGGCATGGACGACCGTGCCGACGTCGGGATACCCGTCCGGAGTTTCAGGGACAATAAGGTACTGCGTCGCAGGGAAGGTTGCGTTTGTCCAGTTCGACGGCTTCAGGATAAGCACGACAGCCTGGACAACCGTTGCTACAGGACTGCCGAAGGCCGTCACGAACACTGCGTGGTTCACCACCGCGACGGACAGCACTCAGAACATGAAGGCTCAAATCAACACAAGCGGCACGATGCAGGTGCGACTGAACAGCACAGGGAGCAACATAAACGTGGACAGCATGTTTGCGTATCCCTGCCAGTAGCGTGCAGTATCGTTGGGGTGGTCGCATGACAGCGACGCGGCTCAACCCCCAACCAGCGAGCGGTGCCAGGACGCTGGCGCAGCTCGGCATAAGCGTGACCAACAAGAGCACGTACTCCCTTTCCTTGAGCAACGTCTTCGTCTACGGAAAGGTGATGATCGCGCAAGTCAACATCAGCTCATCCAACGCAATCTCAGCAGGTGTTCTCTTCAACCCGGCATCCATATCAGGTCTAAACGCCTCGTATGCGGCAATCGTCGGGCCTGTCGCAGCTGGGCACGCAACGACGGCTGGAAACGTATGGGTGAAGTTCAACGAGGCGACAGCGGCAAATGTTGCACGAGACGCCACGTTCATAGCATTTCTTCCATAGGACAGGAGGCAGCTCACATGGAGCTGAACATCACCCCTTACATCGGGACGATCGTCACGGTGATCATCGCCGTCGGCTCGGTCTACGCGGCCATCGCGTCAAGGCTCGCCCGACTCGAGACGCTGATCGTCGACAACGACAAGATGACGCAATCGCAGGTCGTCGACCTTCGGCGCGACGTGGAGAAGCACAACAGCGTCATAGAGCGCACGTACAAGCTGGAAAGCGACGTCTCTACGGCGTTCAAGCGCATCGACGAGCTGAAGGAGGCGGACAAGCGCCTGGAGGACAGGATCAACAATCTCTTGTAAGGGGGTAGAACATGAAAACCACTACCAAGCTCTGGTGGAAGGCCGCCGGCGTCCGCGCCGTCAAGACGGTGGCGCAGACCGCAGTCGCCACGATCGGCGTCAGCGCGGCCATGTCGGACGTCGACTGGATGCTCGTCGGCTCGGCATCGCTCCTCGCCGGCATCCTCTCGCTGCTCACCAGCGTGGCGGGACTGCCCGAGGTGGACATGGGAATTGAGGCCGAGCATGGCGAGTAACGCCGAGATGGTCGACTACATCTGGCCGATCTCGACGAACTACGTGTTCGGCGGCTCGAGGTACTCGCCGTACAACACGGACTGCTCCGGCATGGTGTGCGCGGCCTTCTGGCACGTGCACGGAGTCGACCCCTACACGCTGGGGGACTGGACGGGCGCGCAGTGGAACAACGGCCTTCTCACGCAGATCTGGTGGGGCACGACAACCAACCTTCCCTGGGACTCGATGCAGAAGGGCGACGTCATATTCACGAGCACGTCGGCTCCCAGCTTCAACACGGGGCAGGGGAGCCACGTCGGGTTCTACACGGGCGACCCCAATGCTCCGTTCCTCAGCCATTTCGCCAACGGCGGTCCGTACGTCACGGCGGTGAACGGCGTCTACGGTGGAAACGAGAAATACTTCGGAGTGGCGCGCTACGTGCCAGGAAGTGAGGACGATATGGACAAGACCGAACTCATCAGCACACGCGACGACGGCAACATTCCCGCATGGCAAGCATGGTCGTGGGCGTACACGTACGCCAAGGACGCGGCCTCGGCTGTTGGAGGAAAGTCGCTGCTCGATAAGGAGATAAGCACGCAGGCATCTGGAAACATCCCCGTCTGGCAAGCCATCTCCTGGTCGTACACCTACTGCAAGAACCTCAACGACAAACTCGAATCAATGCAGAAGACCATCGACAACCTGAAGGTCACTGGCGCGACGGTTGACTACGACAAGCTGGCGAACAAGGTAGCCGACGTCATCTATGCGCGGATGAAGGCTTAGATGGGCGCCGCGATCCTCACATTAGGCGTGTTCGTGTTCATCGCAGCGTTGCTCGCGATGCTCTGCATGCCGCCGAGGTGCTAGGAGGCACATATGGAAATCGGAAACAGATACCTCCTCGAGGGTGACATCATCCTCCCACACAAGACCTCGCTCACGTTCGATGTCGAGCACAAGAACAAAAACGGCGAGATCATCGACCACTCCGACTCGACTGTGCACATGAAGTTCCAGTCGTCGGACAAGAAGACGACCTACGACCTCGACACGTGCTGCGCCCCGAGCGCCGAGCACATTCGCGTGGCCATCCCCGCGAGCATGTCCAGCGGACTTCCGATCGGCAAGCTCAAGTGGGACATGATCGTGGAGACGGCTCTCGGCGAGAGGATACGCCTCATCGCAGGAAAGGTCATCATCGACGACACCTACGCGCTCGACGAGGTGTAGCCATGGCAGTCGAGATCAGGCACAGCGGCCAGACCGTCGTTGTCGTCTCGCGCCACACGACGGTCGAGGTGGAGTCACCGTCTTGGAATGTCGAGGTCGTATCGGGCCTGCTCGACGGCGGGACGCCGTACGCGGGACCGTACGAGATCACGCCCAGCGAAATCGAGCAGGTTATCGACACGGAGCAGAAGACCCTGTCGGACAACCTTGTGGTCAAGCCGATCCCGTCGAACTACGGGCGCATCGAATGGGATGGCACGTCCATCCTGGTCTACTAACGGAAGGAACAAAATGGCAAAAGACGTTGTTATTCGGGAAGTGGACTACGATTCCGTCCCGTTCGTTAAGATCCCGCTGCAGGACGAGACCGGCAACGCCGTGTTCTACGACGTGTCGGATGCGACGTTAGACAGCGGCAGCAAGATGCTCAACGGCGTCACTGGTTACGGCGCAAACGGCACGAAGTACACTGGGAACATCCCGTCGAAGACCAGCAGCGACCTGACCGCAAGTGGTGCGACCGTCACCGTCCCCGCAGGTCATTATGCTTCGCAAGCGACGAAATCGGTGAGCAGCGGCTCCGCGACAGCTCCTGCAAGCATCAGCGGCACGTCTGCAAGCGTTTCCACAGGGACGAACACGCTGACCCTAAGCAAGACCATTTCGGTCACGCCGCAGGTAAGCTCTGGCTATGTGAGCGCGGGAACTGCAGGAAATTCCTCGGTCAGCTTGACTGCGAGTGTGACCACCAAATCCGCTGCATCGCTTCAGCCTGGAACGAGCGCGGTCACGATTGCTGCTGGGACTTACTGCACAGGAGCGCAGACCATCGCTGCCGAGCCGAACTACGTGGCATCGAACATCGTGGCCGGCAAGAGCCTGTGGGGGCTCAACGGGACGGCGCAGATCCCTGTGATCAGCCAGGACTCGACTGACCACTCGCTCAGTATCAGTTAGGGGGCATCATGTCCCAGACGATTTCAATGTGGGGCGCGACCTACTACCTGGTGCCGTATGTCTATCTGCCGAAAAGCGGCGGTGGAACAGCGAAATTCACTGATGCCAGCATCACCACGGCAAGTGCAGCCGATGTTGCAAGCGGCAAGGTGTTTTTACAATCAGACGGCTCGCAGGGAACAGGCAGTCTTTCGTTCGTTACCTACTACACGTCTTCAAGCGCCCCGACAAGCTCGCAGGGTTCTAATGGCGACATTTGGCTGGTGACTTCGTAATGGCTACAATCCGCCTGGTGCCAAGCACTAGTGCTGTCAACAACAGCTCGTACGCTTCGATTGCAGACGCATCGAACATGTACACCAATACCGACAGCACGACGCACGGCACCTTCACCCACAACAGGGCTACCACCAACAACACGTACTACGGATACCTGCGAGGGTTCAACTTCTCAGACGTGCCGAGCAACGCCACGGTGACGGGGTTCACCGTCAAGATAAAGGCCAGTGCCACTGGTCATACGACGAGCACATCCAGCTCGTACTACATGAGCCTGGTCAACAACACGACGCAGATCGGCAGCACGTCGGCATCCGGCAGGCTCTCCACGTCCGTGCAGACCTTCACGTTCGCGGAAGGCTCGCTCACGTGGGAGACGATAAAAGGCTACGGGGCGAACTTCGGCATCCGTATTCCTATGCGCAGAGCGGCGAGCGGTACGGCAGACGTTGTTAGCGTGTATGGCGCTGAGATTGAAGTCACGTACACCATCCCCGTATACCATGACGTTACTGTAACGAACAACACGTCGGCAACCGTATCGCCGACTGGTACGACGAGTTTACTCGAAGGCGAGGACTTCATCGTATCTACTAGCACGTTGTCTGGGATAAGAGTCACAGATAACGGTGTAGACGTGACGTCACAGTTCACCCAAGCAACTGGTAGTACAGTCTCGGAAACACCAGGCTCGACGTTCACGACTGGCTTCAGCTCATCGAGCGGCAACTTCTACCAGTCATCGAGCACAACCAGCACGTCATGGTTGGAGTACGCAATCGGCCACTCCGCAGAAAGCCCGTACTCCACGAGCAACACGAACAACACCTACGTCAAGCCAGAAGGCTCGACTGGTTGGATAAACTATCACTTCGACTTCAGCCACATACCGACGTCCGCGACCATCAACTCGGTCAGCGTGAAGGTGTACGGCGCACGGGAAGATTCCACGGTCGATTCGACCCATGTTGCGAGGTTCCAATGCTACAGCGGCTCGACGGCCAAGGGCACGATACAGAACTTCACGTCCACCAGCAACAGCCTGGTGACTGTGTCTGACGTTGGGACATGGACGGCGTCCGAACTCCACGACGCGCAGCTCAGGTTCGAGCTTGGCTACTATGGCGGGCGTATGCTCGGCATCACCTGGACCGTGACCTACTCCGTGAGCGGGTACGTCTACACGATAACCAACGTCGCGGCGGACCACTCGATTGCGTTCAGCAGCGGGGGAGCGCAGCCCGAGCTGTACGTGAAGCTGAACGGTAGCTGGGTGCAGGTGTCTACCGCATACAGGAAGGTCAACGGCTCCTGGACGCAGGTGGCAGTTGACCAGGCATTCGAAAGCGGCGTGAAGTACGTCAAGGGATAAATCTATGCGCTCACGGCTTCGGTCGTGGGCGCTTTTCTTGTTTTCATGGCGCAATTTTTGCACACGTTTTGCACACGCAACAAAAAAGGCCACAGCGTTTAAGCGTGTGACCTGCGAATTTACATGGTCGGCTGGACAGGATTTGAACCTGCGACCATCTAATATTTACTTCCCACCTGGGCAAACGCTTGCACACGCTTGCACATTCTGTCATCACGTTTTTGCAGCTCAAAGCAGAAAACAGCGAAATGACGTTGCATCGAGATTGATTTGGTTGCACATTTTTTGCACACGGTGTGCACTATTGCCATGCACACGAGACGGCGTTAGCGACCTTCGACAAGTCATCGTGGATGTAGATTTTCGCGGGTTCGATGCTTGACCATCCCGCGTATGTTTTCAAGTCGAACGGTGACATGTGACGCGCCATCATCGACAAGTTAGAGTGTCGTATCTGATGCAGCGTCAAGCCGTGGTAACCAAGTTTGTCGGCTGCGCCTATGTGCTTCGCGTCACCTGTCCACCATCGCTGCAAGAGTTGCGGACGCAAAACACCACCTTGCGAGTTGCAGCATAGCGTGGGCGTATCGTGCCATCCAAGGCGGCGCTTGAGTGCTTGCCATTCTGCGCACTTGTCCACCAGGGCAGCGGGCATCGGCAAGGTGCGCACTGATGACGGGTATTTGGTCTCACCGATAGCACCATTGCGCTCTTTCACGGCTTGTGTGATGTGACAGTAGCCGTCAATTATCGAGCTGTCCATCAACGCGCAAGCTTCGGAGCGTCTCAAGCCTAGATAGCAGATGAAGTACAGCGCCATCACGCGACCGTCTAGTTGCAGCGTGGACAGCTTCACGATCAGTTCGCTTAATTCTTCGGGCGCAAGTGCTTCTTTCTCTTTCGTGTCGGGACGCGGCGCTTTGATGTGAGCCATCGGGTTTTTGATGATGCGCTCATCGTCCACGGCTTGTCTGAATACGGCGTTGAGCGTGATGTGGATGGAGTTCATGGTCGCGTTTGTCAGTTCGCCTGACTTCCTCGCCGGGTTCTGCTTCACCCACAACAAGCCGTTTCTCACATCTTCAGGCTTTATTGCCGCTATCGGCAGCTCCGCAAGCGATGAGCGAAGTATCGCGTTCACGTCTCGCTTGTCATGCGCGATTGTGCCAGGTGCGAACTGTCCCGAATTTTCGCGCCAGAGCAACCAGAGCGCCATGTAAGACGCGAGCGTGTCCGAGTCGGGTACTTTGTCCATGTATTCGAGTTTGAAAGCTTCTAGGGCGTTTAAAGCTTCGGTGTATGTCCCGTGAAACACTCTTGACGGGCGCGTGGCGAGTCCTTCGACGTTCAGCCACAAGCGCCACTTGCGGCAGCGTGAGCGAGGTTTGTTCTTTTCGAGCTGTTGGATATGTGCGCTTTTGACTTTCATGATAGATACTCGCGCAAGCCGACTATGAGGGCGCGTTTCGCGTTGAAGTCTAGAAGCCTATACAGCTCAATGAGTTTTATTTCATCTTCCGAATACATCGTCACAAAGCCGTATTCGGTGCGCCTTGCTATATCGTCAACGGTGCAGCCGAGGGCATCGGCAATCGAAAGCGCGAAGTCCATAGGCAAGTCGTTCTCTCCACGTTCCCACGCTCCTATTTGACGTTTACTAGCTCCGACAGCAAGGGCGAGTTCGTTCTGCGTCATGCCTTTTTTCTTGCGAATTTCTCTAAGGTTCAGCTCCATTGTTCGCTCCTTCCCTCGGTGCGACGTAGCGTGAATTTTAACAGAAAAGTACGACGTTCGGATATTTAAGTATTGACATATACGACAATCGTACTAACATTGCCATAGAAGTACGAAACTCGTACTTTATCCCGACCAGAAAGGAGTAAATGTGTCTTACGACAAGGCCAGGGTTGGACTTCGGCTAAAGAGTCTACGGATAGACCGAGGTTACGACCAAAAGCGGCTGTCGGAGCTATCAACCGTTCCGACACCAACCATCCAAAGCTACGAGGATGGAACAAGCGTTATGGGTATGGAGAACGCGACGAAACTCGCGGACGCGCTCGAATGCTCACTTGATCGTCTTGCTTGTCGAGTTGACTAACAACAACTCATCCCACGTGAGGACATCACGCACAGCTTTCTAGCTCGATACTCGCAAACCTCGAATTTGCAGCACCTTGTCAATCAGTCAACCACTTTAACCGTGAGCGGCGGTGGGTAGCGTCATAAGTCGTTCTAGCTGTGTGCGCTGAAAACGCAGCTTACTAAGAACAGGAAGGATAACCAATGGATGACCTTTGGAGCATTCAACGCTTTGCCCGTTGGTGGTACGAGCTACCAGACGGAGTAGAGCCGAGCAAAAGCCAACTAAACGCAATTTGCAAGCAGTGTCGAGATGGCAACTTGCCAGCCGTGAAGATTTGCAATTCATGGCGCATCGACACATCGGAAATTTTAAGGAGGTTCAAGCATGGCAAGAAAAAAAGTGGAGCGCGATAGCTGCAACTATTCACGCTCCGTTGTCCCTAGCGTACTGGACGTTTGCAGTATAACACGCGACGTGCTCACAGCCGTTGCCGGAGTCGCTTTGATCGTGGGCGTGCCGTTTCTCATGGCGCTCATGAAGCAGATGGGAGTTTGGTAGTGCTTAAGATAAACCCTGACTTCGAAAACCTTATCCCGCCATTGAGCGAGGACGAGTTCAACGGCCTGGAAAAGTCGATACTCGAAGAAGGTGTGCGTGAGCCGATAGTCGTATGGACTAAGCACGAGTTTGCGAATCCTGACTGGGAGCTAGAGCCTGACCCTGCACTTACCAGCGAGACATTCATTGTTGACGGGCATAACCGCTACAAGATAGCGACGAAGTACGGCCTGGACTTTGATACCGTCGAGTATGACTTCGAGGACGAAGATGCCGTAAAAGTATGGATGATAGACACCCAACTTG